CACTCCTAAATCCTCAGTAAGTGTTATAAACGTGTTCCTGAGCCTGTTAAGGGATGTCTCAATGTTGTCAACGTTGATGTCGCCAAGCATCTTATCTAGCTCCTCGGCGAATTTAGGTAAGGTTTCTGCTGAGTATACTGCTCCTCTTTTCAGAAGATTATCTAGCTCCTGAATTGTTACTCCGGCAGCTCTTGCCATCGCCTCCATGGCTATAGGAATACGTTCCCCCATCTGCCTACGCAACTCCTCTGCGGTAATTTTGCCCTTACTCATCATCTGCCCTAAAGCCATGTAGGTGAGTTGAGCCTCTGAGGATGTTAGCCCAAAAGCCGTAATAGCTTTGGTCATAGACTCATATATCTTGTACTGGTCTTGTAAGCTCATTCCTACCGCATTCGATGCCGCACTAAACCTTGCGAATGAGCTTGTTAAACCATTTATATCCTGTCCGTACTTACCTGCTAAGCCGGTTAGAACATCCATATTATTCTTAAATCCAACAGCTCCGTCAGAAATGTTGCTCAGTGCTACTCTAGCCCTGTTAGTCTCTCTTGCTACTTTTATGAACTCTCTTGCTAGATTTGACAGCCCAATCGTTCCTAGACCTAATGCGGAAACCATACCCAATACTTGGTACTGTATCCCTAGCAAAGACTTTTTCACTATATCAGCTCCTTTTTTGAACTGATTAGTTGTCATATTTAACGCTATTGCGAAATTTAATTTACCACTACCTATTGCCATATCTTTTTGGTTTACTTTTCATGAATTTTTCAAACATCTTAACTCCCTTCTCGAACTCAATTAATCTTTCTTTCTCATCCTCCTCAACCTCCCACGGAAATAAGAATAGATCTTTTGGTGATTTAAGCTTCTTAGCATCTACATGGGGTAGAATAGTGTAAAACGTCCATAGCCGGCTATTTTCGAACTTATTTTTGATTTTGGTATCTAAGGCTGCTAGATAGTCTTTAAGCTCAAATACACCCATCTCATACAGTACATAGCGGGCATCCATCCCCTCCATGATAAGGGTAGCTGCTACCTCGCCCATATACACCGGTTTTGATTTTGTCTCTGTTTCTTCTTTACTGAATTGCTGGAGGAAAGAGAAATCTGAAGTTAACTGCTTGAGAGCTTTAGCCTTGACTTTATCAGATAGGTGTTTATATGTACTGTACGAGAAATTCTCATCACTACTGGCTACTAGGAGGCTATACGCTAGCATATCTGCGTCCTTTTCACTGGTGAGCTCGAACTCCCCAAAAGGCTTGCCCAGAAGCTGTTCTGCTATTCTTATCGTCTGTAGATTTAGTTTCATATATGAAAAAGGGGCAGAGCATTTGCTGCCACTGCCCCTGTTTTATAGGTTAATACTGTTTTAAGGTGTTGAGTTGACTCTTTTAAGCTCCCCTAAACCTTGTAACGTCGCTGAGCTAGTGCATACCTCCCCGTTACTAGCTGTCTGCTCCAAAGAGGTAATTGCCGCCTCTCCTTCCAGAATTGGCTTGGCGGTGTCCAACTCGAAGGTTTCTGTGTTCAACGGTGTTCCTACCGTGATAGGGATTCCCTCTCGTGCAACCATTAGGTCGAATAGGGTGTTAAAGCTCATGTGCCCTGCCGTCTTTGAGACGAGAGAGTCGCTGGTTAACTGCCAGTTGAGCTGCCCGATTAAGAAGTCTTGCCATGCCCCGCTCATCTTTGAGCTAGTGTCGATTGTCTCACCATTCACCGATAGGCTGTGGGAGGTCGCATAGGCTACGGGGAGCAATTCGGAATCGCTGGTCACATAGAGCATCAGCCCTTCCCCTAGTTGTAAATCATTTTTTCTGTTGAATGCCATAATTATATAATTTTAAATACTAATATTTGTCTAAATTTCTTTTCGTCGTAAAACTCCCTTGCTAAGATTAGCTCAAAAGAGAAACCTCCGTGTTTGCCCTGTAGCACTCTACAAATCGCCAATGCAGTTGTCACTCCGGTGTCGTAGTCGTCTGTAACTACCTCATAGCCTATCTGCGCCTCTTCCAAATAGATTCCCATCTTAGAGGTCTCAATGTTGTAGGAATCCCGCTCGTACACTATGAATGTTCCATCTGTATCATCTTTAGCAATACTGGGGTATATCTTTTCTCCTACTAGAGCTTGAATCTCCTCGTCTGCAATCAGCCTCTGCCGAGCGTATACACCTACCGTTATATTTTCTTCTGAAATCATGCGTAATACTTCCGTTTAAGGGTTTCTGCCATTGTTAGCACTCCATCGAAAACCGCTTTGGTGGCTTTGACCTCGTCATCCCTCCTAGCATCTGTCCAGAAATAGCTGGCAGGCATTATGCCTCGATAATATCCCTTCTTAGTGTACCTCTTCTTAGTGCCTCTGTCAACTAAATGTGCGTGGTTACCTTGTGGGATGCCTTGCTTTTCGGTTACTTTGGGGCTTCGGTTAAATCCGGCATATGCTGAAATCCCTTTGCGAGAAGCCTTTGCTATTATCGACCCTCTTAGGTTTCCTGTATATTCGTTGTTTCTCCGACTGAGGTTTCTCCGTCCGGCTAGCCTGAATACATCAGCACCCTTCTTGAGCCCTCTTTTAATGGCTTTATTCTGGTCTACTTTCTTTAAGTCGTTTACCAGCGCATAAACCCCTTCAATCCCCTTAATGCTTATGGTTAAGCTACTCATTCAACCTCCTTATTTGAATAGTGTTAGTCCTATCCCTGTGGTTAGGCTCAATCAAAATAATTTCGTAGCTGTCTCCCTTATACCCAACTCGTAAACCTGTATGCACATCATTATCCATTCGAATAATCATGTAATGGGTTGCACCTCTGTACATCTCACGAGCTTCAACTCCATCTTTGTCGTACACCGGTTTAGAGCGTTTGAACATCGCCCTACGGCTGAACACCTTAACCCAATCACGTTTGAAAGCTCCGGAGGGTGAGTTAGTCTCTCCCATCTCGTAAAAGTCCAAGAACTCTCTCATGTCTCCGGCTTTCATACTATGTTAGTTTTTTGTAAGGCATTAATAGATGGGCTATTGTAAAAGGCACATGTTGCACCTTCCCGTAAGTCATCCCTTCTCGGTGCTCATAGAAGTTAGCCACCATTAACCTGATTGCATGTATTAAATCAGCTGGTAGCTCCCCCTCCTCGGCAATATCGGCAAGCGGAGTGCCTATCGTTTTTTCGATAGACAGCTCAGCTGCTTCAATCATAGATTCAATAAGGGCATCGTCCTCATCCCATTGGATGTTGACGTGCCTCTTAATGTCCTCTATTGCCACATACATGTCTATTCTCCGTAGATTTCAAGTTCTGCTGCCGCATTTACACCTACCGCAAAGGCTTCGGGTCTCAGTGGTGTAATGTCAAAGTCTCCGTTCACTACAAATTCAACCATATTCTTCTTAGCAGAAGAGTAAGGGTCGATAATCACTTGCGAACGTCCAAACTCACTCATAACCGCATACGAGAAGAAGCCGAATCCGATAAAGCCTCTGGGAACTAGGTTAGTCCTAATCACCTGATAACCATTCATTTCGTTACCTTCCAATATCATCTTAGGGCTTCCAGCCTCGATGGGGGTTGATTTCAGTGCACCAGCCATAGATGGACTGCATATATACAAGCCGAAACCTTCTCCGTCCACGTCCTTATCAAGTACAGCGGTCTCCAATGCTACCACCTCTTTATTAGTAGGATAGTCTCCTGCAAACTGAGCGTCCGGAGCAGCTTTAAGGAAAACTCCCTCTACGCCATCTACACCATTGGTGGTTATCTGGGTGGGGGATACAAGCCACTTGTTCAGAGTTCTTGCAATACCCAAACCTAACTGCTTGGTTACTATGCCGTATAAGTCTAAGTTAGACTGGTTGAAAGCCCTTCTCGAAACAGGAATTGAAAGAGCCAGACGTTTTGGGCTCGCTTTCAGTTTCCCGAAGTCGATTGCACTGTCGGCAACCTCAACGTTCTCACCCTCAATAGAGGCTTCAACGCCGGCAATGGTCGGCCACATAGGTTCACCCTGAACGTTAGTCTGCATCTTCAGACCCACTTTGTCCAGAATCAATGCTGGCTCTAGGGCTTCCAGAATGTCCTTATATAAAACCGGAATAGTATCCGCTACATCAGCGGAATCAACAGGAGCCACTGCTCTTATTTCCAATTGCATCTTATTGCCGGATTTAACGGCTCTTGTAGCCTCTTCCGCAAAGTGCCTGCGAATATCGAACTCTGCTTTAGGCTGGGTTGGGGTTACTTCATTCGCCTCGAAATAGCGAATGTGCATATCCTTCTCCTCTCTCAATTTGTCGAATTGCTCTTTCTCATCTTCTGAAAGGTTACGCTTTTCTGTTTTTACGGATTCGAGAATGCCTCTCATTTGCACTTTTAATTCCGCAATCTTGTCTAGTCTCTCTTTTTCGTTCATAATCTAATTAAATTAAGTTTCTAAGTTGTTCTATCTCATTTAGATACGCTGTGTCCTCTACTGGATTGAGTGCTTGGTCTCTCTCCTCTAGGCTTCGCACACTAACTTCTGTTTCTGTGTAGGCTGGGTCTGTTGTTATGGTTATATCCCTAAAGGTTGCAAAGCTTTTTACGGTGCGAACCCAGAGTTTACCTTCCTTACTCCAAGCATCTTCCTTAGCTAGGAAAGCAAAAGAAGAGCCGGATATGTCGCCTCTACCCACCATCTCAACTGCATAATCCCCATCAGCTGTATTGGGGGCTTCAAACCGGTAGTGCAAACCATGTTCGTCCACCGTCAGCTCCAGAGTGCCTTTTCCTTTGTTGCTACGTGCTAGTAGCCTCTCTCGGTTATGCTCCACTAAGGCTCTTATATCGTATTTGAGTAGGTCTGCTGTTCTCAATGAGGATGGGTCTATCACTTCTACGAATTTACGCCAACCGTGCTCTTTTGACCAGTCCAGCATTATCTCAGAGCGTTTGTTAAAAACTATTGCATAGCCTTCAATGATGCGTTCATTAAGAGTTGGAGCAGCATCCCCGCCAAAACTTCTTATCTCGTATTTATTTCTCATAGTGTATCCCCTTTATTAATAGGATAAAACCTTATTTTTCCGTACTGTTATCTTCTTCATCCTCCTTTTGCCCCTCTTGCTCCGGTTTTCTACCATAAATTTTATCAGAGGTGATGGGGGCTACGTTGGCAGTTACGAATGCTACATCTCCACCCTCTACAGGCGGTCTATTTTCTGCCAATCGTATCTCGTTGGTTTTGATACCTCCCACCTCGAACATATTCTTATAGAATGCTGCGGCATTGATTGGGTCTAGCTGGTAAAGTGCCACTCTATCAAACTCTATACTAAGCTGAGTACCTACCAGTTTCCGAGGCATCAACTTAATAGTGAGTTCTCGTTCTATCTGAGCCAGAAGTGGCTGTAGCGTGTCTGTCATAAATGAGGTCTGGCTGTTTTCACTAGCCTTGTAGTTACTTGTCTGCTCTACAAAGACCTTATCTGGGTGCACTCCGAAGAATCGGCATATCTCAAATACACCAAATTTCCTGTTATCCAGAATTTCTGCATCTGCCGGCGAAATAGAGTAGGGCTGCCACTGCAACTCACCAGGAAGTCTCATCACCGATTCACCGCTAGATAGCTGTTCTCTAAGCCTTTCCGCCACTCTGTCGACTTGTTCATCTTGCACAGTTCCCATGCCAGCCATGGCTGAACCTCCGGTAAGAAATCCCTTCTCCTTATTGCCGTTACGCATATTTACCAGTGTCTGCTCATCGGCATTGGCTGAAATGTTGAGAATCCTCGAAGCGTATTGGATTGTTGAAACTCCTAGCTTGTTTTGGAAGCAAATCACTCTCCATGAATCAAATACCCCAGATACATCGTTCTTAAAGTCCTTAATGGTATACTTCTTTGTGAACTCATCATAAAAGACTGTGCCTCTTTCTAATAAGGCTAATTCATAAACTTCCCCTCTACGGTATTTTGGAAATATGTAAGCCTTGCCGTATAGTAGAATCTCTACCACCGCATTCTCAAATAGGTGGTATGAACTCATGTAGTCGTTCGCTTTCCACTTCAATAGCTGGTACAAAGGACTTCCGAAATCAATCTCAAACTCTCCGCTTTTGGTTTTGCGCCGTGGGTATAACGGTAACGCTGCAATTGTTCCGGAAAGTATAGATACGCATCTATACACCGCTGAAATCTTCATAGCCGCATCGCCTGAAGCGGCGTTAACTTGACTATGTGGGTCAGTCCCTTGCAACCCCAGATACTCCGGCAACCATGGGTCGTCCGAAGTGATGCTTCTTTTCTCTGCTATTAGTCCTCTTTTCATTGTTAAACCTCCACTTCAATAATTGATTGTACATCTCTGATTGTGGCTACTTTAGACCACCACGCATCGTATATGCTAAGGTGCCCGTCCTTACCCATCCTGTAATACCTTCCGCTTATAGTTCTGGTTATTCCAGTGTTATTAACTTGGAAGGTTTTCCTCTTTCCAAATAGTATGTTTGCTATCATTGTGTCTTAATATTGTTCATCATCCAGAAACCCATCACATTAGTTATTGCTCCGTCAATTTTATCGTTTGGATTCTCTTTTATTGGCTTCCTGTTCTCCAACCTGTCCTCGTCAATCACAGCATTGTCGAAGCAATACGCTGTTATGGGGTTCGGGTCGAAGGTCATCTGGTCGTTAAACACCGCCAATTCCATTGCTTCCACGTAACTAGTGAACTCTCCGTATGTTTGCTTGATTGGGTAGAGGTATTCCTCCAGACCAGCCGCCACGAAGTTTTTCAGGAACTCTTTGCTCTTGTAAGGGTCATACCCTAAGCCCATAATTACATATGGGTGTTCTAATATGTCGTTTGACAGGTAGTTATAGTCTATTGTCTTCCCCTTAATCACTCTTAGATGCCCCTGCTCAACCCATTTCTTATAAAGTTCTCGGTTCGGGTGCTTCTGAAGCGTTGCCTCAGGTATGAAATACTCAGTGATAGAGTGGAATGGGGCGAATTTCTTTTTGTGGTATCTATTCGGTAAGTGGAAAAGGTAGGTAACGGCAGAGAAGTCGTCAGAAACAGACAAATCCACGGTTACTACGCACCTAGCTTTCTGGAGACCTTTCATTTTGAAGAATAAAGATTCTATCTCATTTCTGCCTATCCACTCCTTAGCCTCGTTTTTGGTAAATACATTGAGTAGCTTGTTTCTAAACTCTTTCATCTCATCAGATGAAGATTGAGCCAACATCCATTTACGTTCGTAGAACTCCGGATAAACAGTTGTCTCCATGTGAGGCTGAACCTTACCCCATGTATTCGGGTCCCCCTCCTCATCGTCCACATCCGGCTCGAATATGTGGGCAAACATATTATCGTTTTCTTGTTCGCCTCTTAGTATGCTTTTGTAATAGTCGAGTAAGTCCACAAATGGGCTGTCTCGCTTATCGCTGGCTGTCGTAATTGCTATAGAAAGTGGATTCTTCCTAGCTCCCATAGATGAATCAATTACATTCTTTAGTGAAAAGTCCGAAGCCTGTGCCAGCTCATCGTATATCCCCAGAGAGGCGTTCAATCCATCCAGCTTAGATGCATCAGATGCCAAGCATCGAGCGTAAGAGGTTCTGGACGTTCCTAAGTGGGTTATCTTTTCTCGGTTAATCTTGAATCGGGTGAGCTTCCTGTCCATTCGCTTCAGAACATTTTTAAGCTCCCCAAACAGGATTTGCGCTTGGTCGTAACTGTTCGCCCCAGCAAACACTTGTGCGTTGGCATCCCCAAATAACAGATTATCAACCATCAATGATACTACCTGCGTTGTCTTTCCATACTTCCTAGGTACAAACAGTAGCGCATCGGTTATAAGCCGGCGGCTGCTGTCCTTGTAG